TCGGTTACGATGTCAGACATCACACGGTCGCTAAGGCTTACAAGACGCTTTCTGCCCTTCTCGTCAGCCTCGGCAAAGCCAGTATAGACATCTGCAAAACTGCGACATGCACGAAAGAAGTCTCCCCATGCGACTGCCTGCTCGTCTGATCCAAGCAAGGCAGTGTCACTCAGGGCAAGCACCGCATCAATCACATCAGACAGAAGACTAGATGCACCTCTGCCACTTCTGCTTGTCCACTTCTGCAGCATGACGTCCTCGACATAGTCGCGTGGCGTGCCGCTCGGGTCCCCGTTCTCGTTCTCCCTGAAGCCACCGAGGATGGTGGACAGCGCCAGGAAGTTCGTGTCAAGGGACTGCGCACCATCCACGCCGACCATCTGGGCCATCGGGTCCTTGGCGTTTGCCGCGAGCGATGGGTCGAGTGAGATCAGCATGTCATCGCCGTCGAAGTCTGCCGTGTACATCGCAGCCATGACATAGTTCAGGTAGATGCCACGCTGCTCCGATTCCAGGACCTTGAGCCTGCGACGCTGGACGTCCTGACTGCGGTTGTTCGGTGCCTTCGCCGTGAATACCTCGACATAGTTGTTATTGATGAGGTCCATGACGTCTTCGAGCTTCATGATCCTCGTGGTGGTGAAGTTGATCCTCTCCTCCTTGGAGAGGCTCCTGCTGATAAGTTCGTCAAGCATGTCCGGGTCCTGCTCGACGACCGCAGCGATCTCCTGTATGCCGACTCCGACGTCACGGAGGTCGAGCACCGAGGAAGGGACCATCTTCCCATAGATGCGTGCGCCGACGCCATGCCTTCCGAACCTGTTGGAGAACATGTCCTTTATGGAGTCTATGACGTTGAACGGACGATGCGTCGGCGCGTTGTCGGTCGAGAGATGAAGCGGGCGCCTTGGCTGCACGCCTGCCTCTCGATCGAGGATGCTTGGCTTCAGACGTCCTGCATTGCTGGTCACTGTGCGGGATGTGGCAGAGGCCACTCCAGCCGCCTTTGTCTTGGCGTCCTGTGCGGTCATCTTGGTGACAGCCGGTGCGCCTTCGGCCTCCTGGGTGGCCTCCTCATCGTCGCCATACTGCCTGAGGGCCTCGTCCTGCTTGCGAGCCCAATCAAGCATGCCACGATCGTACCTGTCATGCCTCGTCGTCTCGTTCGGAAGCGGGGTGTCTTGTGACGCGATCCTCCCCAGTGCCGCGACGTCGGATGGAAGCGGCATCCTTGCCTCACCCTCATCGGACACAGACAAAGGCTGGACGCCACCATTGACTGCCTCTGATACCTGGCGCCTCGTGCTGGAGAACGGGAGTATCGAGAGAATCTCCCTCTCAAACCTACCGGGTTTCCTCTCTTCGGCCCTTGGTGACGTAGGCACCCTTGTTGATGTAGCGGTAGGCTCAGAGGCATAGGTTGGTGTCGAAGCAGTACCATAACCGCTCTCGACACTTCCAGACCCATAGGTCGGAGCTGACGTGACCCTTGGTGCTGCATTGGCAACTTCGATCCTAGGGACGCTTGGCGCCTCCTGCCCCTCTACCTCTGGCGTCACCTGTGGCACAGCCTGGACGTCTGGCGTCACCTGCTGGACAGTAGGCGTCTGTACTGCCGGAGCTACTCTCGTGCTTGCATTCGCTGCCATATGACTACCTCTCGAACATCCTCAGCTGCTCATCCGTCGGCCTGATCCTATCCTCCGGAGCAACTTCCTCCGGGGACACGTACTGGGTCAGACCCTGCTGCTGCCTGTATCTCTTACTCTTTATCGCGTTCGGAATCTGCGACAGGTAACTTCCGCCAGCTCTTCCGCCGGTGACGCCATGAATGGCATCTGAGCCGAGTCCCATACCAGTCGTGACAAGCGCACCTCCTGCGATGGCATTCAGCATGTCCGACCAGTCCAGGAAGTTGGAAAGCCTCCTCGACATCGGCGTGTTCGGGTCCTTGTATATGTGTCCGACCTGGTCGGTCATGTACTCGTATGGTCTTCCTGTCACAGGATTGACGAACTTGTACGAGCCATCAGGATTCGTGACCGGGTTGCCCTCGTCGTCGAGCAGTCGCTCGCCTTCTGGAGTGACGACATCACCATAGGCGCTGTCAGCGAACTCGGTCGTCTCGTCGAATACGTTGCCTGGAATCTCCTCGATGCCCTCACCAAGTGCACCAAGCAGATACGCCTTTCCGATCTGAGAAAGCGTCGGATTGATTGGCAGCTCTCCAGCCAGGCTCTCGATCGCAGAGTGACCGGAGATAGGTCCGGCGATCTGCTCGGTAAGCGGCACAAGCGCATTACCAGCCACTCCAGAGATCCTCCCAAGGTCGTTACCAGTCGGGACGATGCTGCCATCAACAACGTCTGCCGAGACGTACTGGTCTGTCCCGGTAAGCGGATCGTACCTTCCTGGATTGATTCCAGCCATGCTCTTTGATATCGCCTGTGACACGGACAATGGCCACGCAACGGTGTCCACCGAAATGGGAAGCGAGCCAAGGGTCATGTCTATGCTGCTTGGAATGATATTGCCCCAGTTGACAGACAAGTCGTCACTGAACACTTGCCCACTATCAGGCATCAGCCTGCGCGGCTTGTTGAGCATGTTGTAGTCATACGAGACGCGATCGTCAGTCGCCGAGTCTGGATTGTCACCAAGGTCGGTGTCGTTGTATATGTCGTTGAACTGTTCCCAGTTGAGCCTGGTACCATCAGACATGACCATATCGGGCATGTAGAGTACTGGAGCACTGTTCCAGTACTGACGATTCTCAGGACGCATGTAGTACTCGTTCATCGAGTCAAGGTCTTCGGGAAGCTCACCCCTGGCCATATCGATTGGAACATATGATGGCCTCGGAAGAACGGTGTTCCCATTGTCATCAAGAGCATAGTTCCCATTGTCGTCGAACCAGGAGTCATACGTCTCTGGTGTCACATTGACGGTCTGGCCATCTTGGAATCCGACTCGTATCATGCTCGAGTCATCGTTGGTGTAGACCTGACTACCGTCAACGCCACCATTGCTGCCAAGCACCGAGTCAGGTATGTCCAAGCTCTCTCCATTCCACCATGAGAGCCATTCGTCCTGGTCGATGTCGACACTCGTCCCATCATTGAACCCTATGTGCAGCGTGGTATTAGGACTGGCCGACACTGGGTCACCATGCACATACCTTGTGTTCCCATCCGCATCCTTGATCTCGCGCTCCTGCACGATGACAGAGACGGGAGCACCATGGATCATCATGTCATCAGGTTTTGTCATGAACGTCTCGGGAGCGATTGACCCAAGGCGCTGCATGTTGTGAAGGAATGCGTCCTTGCGACGATCAAAGTCCGAGCCACTGAACACAATGTCATCATCAGTGTCTTTGTTTCCGTCTTGGTCATAACGTATCTTGTAGTCCGTTCCCGTCATGGCAGGTATCAGCTCACGTGCAGAACCAAGGGCACCGGCAAGGTCACCAGGAGCATCGAGGATCTGGTTCATCTTTGCGTTGCCGCGAGCTGTCTCGTCAGGCAGGTAAGGAACGAAGCCATAATCTTGTGCCTCGTCGCTCTTCGTGTAAAGTGCATATGGGTCATACTCCCACCATGAACGACCACCCATCCCCAGCTCACCGTACTTCTGCATGGCCTCACCTGTAGCCTTGTCGGCCGTCAGGTGGTCGTAATCCATGGTCTTGCCGTCATCGACCGCATATATGTCGCCTATCGTCGATGATGTGTCTGCCTTGTACTGCTCCGGAACCTCATGGCGGGGAAAGTTGCCAGTTGCCTTCAGGGAATTCACGGTCTCGTCAAAGTCTTCCCTCAGGCTATTTATGTCCATGTCGGCGAATGGGTTCTCCCACGCAAGCCTGTCGAACCCATCTGTGACGGCAGCCGTAGCAGGGTTGTCCTTGTGAACGTCGAACCACGAACCCCTAGCATTGATCTCGTTAATGTCGTCATCGGACATTCCAGACTTCCGGAAGTAGTCCTCATACTTGGAGTTCGTCTCGTCATCTGACCCATACGAAGGAGTGACGATGTTTCCAACCATCTTTCTGACTTCATGTCCGACGGTGGTGGTAGGCGCAGCCTGCTTCGTGCCAGACGAGTTCGCAATGCCAGCAGGTGGTGTCGATGAGGTAACGACCGGCGCCTTCGCCACGCTTCTGGTAGTCCGCCGTCTGGCAGCGTTCACGCTCTGCCTGGCGCTCTCCATCGCCTTCTCGAATGCATCAGCAATGAAGTTCTTGTTGTCATTAGTGGCTGGCTTCTGGGAAGCACTCGTCGCTGGCGCAACAGGCTTGCCAGTAGCCTGACTTATCATTCCCCTGTCGCCAGCATCGACGACCTTTATTGGCTTGGGCATGAGAGTCCCCTCCGATGATTGTCCTGGGCAGGATTATATCATCGAAGGGGACATGCTACCTGCGCGGAGTGAAGTCCTCGCACGCGAAGGTCTCCCTGTAGAAGACCACGGTCGGATGGCGTCGGCAGCGATACATGTTCAGCCTTCCCACCTTTGGGATGTAGTTCGTCCGGCCGCACACGTCTCCGCCAGCCAAGCAGTTCATGCATCGCCTGTACCTAAGGCGGTTCTCACGCAGGCGCTCCTGCTCGACGAGCCAGTCTGGCTTGCTCATCGTCCGGTGCTGCCATAGCCATCGGTGCCGCGCTCTCCGCCCCGAATCTCGTCCACCTGCTCATAGGTGACGTAGTGCACAGGCATGACCACGAGCTGCGTGATCTTGTCGCCACGCTGGAACATGTAGTCATGGTCGCTCAGGTTGTACAGCTTGACGATGATTTCGCCGCTAAACCCCTCGTCAATCACGCCCTCGGACACGATGCCATAGCGTGTGTTCAACCCGCTCTTGCTCTTGAGCATGCCGACCGTCCCGGCAGGCAGCTCGACATGTACGCCGGTGGCGACGATCTCCGAGCCATGGGCCTTCAGCGTGAAGCCCTCCGGCGTGCGGATGTCAGCACCGGCATCAGTGTCGTGCGCCCTCTCGGGCAGGAACGCGTCATTCCTGATCTTGGTTCTGATGTTCATCTTGCTCCTCCTAGCGATTGATCGAGACGAGTGCGATTGCCAGCGCGCCAAACATGCCACCGAGCAACATCCCTAATGTGAACAGTCCCACTTCTTTCGCTCCCTCCATATCCAGTTCCTCACGGTCTCCCTGCTGAGACCGAGCCTCTCTGCCTCCTGCTCCGGCGTCGACTCGCCAGACTCAATCCTGGACACGGCACGCTTTCTCTCGGCCTGCCGCTCCTCTCGCGTGCCGGATATGTTCCCATGCCGATACGGGAACCTGTCCCTGTTGGTCATCGCGATATACGTTATGTGGCTGCTTGAGTACCCCAACTTGCTGGCTATCATCTTGATGGACATGCTGCCACGCCACATGGCTTCCATCATGTTAAGCTCCTCGGATGTCATGACTCATCTCCAAGCACATCGTATATGGATGTCTGCCCAGGATCACAGTCGATGTCCTGCGGTACCATGTCAGGAACCAAGTCGCTGATCGACACGCCGAGAACATGGCACATGGTCGACATGGCGAGAAGGTTCGGCATGCGCTTGGCAGTCTCATACTGGCTTATGCAGCCGCCACTCACACCGATCATCTGTGCCAGCTGTGTCTGGGTCATGCCTGTCGACTGGCGTGACTCGCGCAGGTTCCTGGCTACCTCGGCATAGAACTCCCATGCGTTCATTCGCTCACCTCCACTCCCAGCTCGCGCAGCCGAATGTCCCTGACGCACCAACCGTCACCGTCTTGCATTGGACAACCTTCGCAGCCTTCGTTAACCCAGCATTTGTGGAGTCCTGACGCCAGCTCCCGCAGCTTGGCGTTCTCAGCTTCCAGCCTGCCAATGTCGCAGTGAAGGCCATATAGTTCGTCTGCTATCTGTTCGCTCACCGTCATTCCGCCACCTCCTCCTCGCACCAGTCCAGGTCCTGCGGCTCCTCGCCGAAGGATGCCCAGTTGTCCACCTTGTCACGAATGGTGAGCATATAGTTCACCAGGTCCGCCGCAGTGATGTCGCCACGGTCGCCGAGCCTGTCGAGCTCGGGATCGGTCATCCAGTCCTTGAGGCGGAAGTCCGGATCGAACTGGCGGATGACGAACCGGCGGCGATGCGCCTCCATGCTCAGGATCTGTGGGGCGTGGTTCGTCTCCATCAGGAAGTTCGCGTTGCACGGCACGGAGAGCCATGCGCCATTCGGCGTCTTGACCTCCAGGTTGCCGGTGATCATGCGCTTCATCCATTCAAGGAACTTGACGCTAGGATCGCCGACGTCGTTGAATGTGACGATGCGCTTGCCAATGAAGTTGTAGGCGATGACCGCGGCAGCATGCCCGGTGAAGTTTGGCTGGGGGGCGTCGGTGAGGGCGAAGTCGCCATAGAGGCGCTTGACCAGTCCCATGAACATGGACTTGCCGTTGCCGCCGCCACCGACCAGGACATGACTCTTCTCCCTGTACGGCTGGTTGAAGTGGTACATCATGGTCTTCTCGAAGAACCAGTCCTCGCCCACAGCCGCATTGAGGGTGTGGAAGAACTTCCTGATCGGACCATAGTTCTTCGGGTTGACCCTGCTGACGCCGAACTCGGGATAGCTCTCCCTGGACTCCCACGGGTCTCGCTCGGCATCACGCAGGGTGCGCAGGTCTACGCAGCACGACCTGCCGTCAGGGTACTCGATGCGCATGACGTTGCGCCACACCAGCCCATCGGTGACCGGGAAATACCCCTGGAAGTTCGTTTCCAGGAGGTCCATCGCCTTGCGGGCCTCCTTGGAGTCCGTATGCATGTAGTAGCTCAGCAGGTCGATCGAGTCGCCCAGGGTGTGCAGCGTGTCGCCCTCGCGCACATAGATGACGTCTCCGCCGAGAAGCACGAGCCTGGCCCGCATGAGTTGGGCCACCTTGGTGCGGAAGTCGTCCTCGTCCGGCGCGGTCGGATCCATGCTCGAATAGCCCTCATACACGCTATGGGCGATGTCGTGGAACCTGTTGACGCACACGCGGTCCTCGTCGGTCTGGGCGAACAGCCATTCGTCCAGGGTCCTTGTCCTGTCAATCGCTGACATTGCGATCCTCCTCTCTCTCCGAGGAAGATTATATCACAATCTGTTAAGTCATAACAGGAAGAACCGGAAAAGAAAAAGCCCCAGCGGACGCATCCGTGGGGCCTCCCGGGGCTGACGCGCTCCCGCCTATCCAGCTTGGAGACACTGCAGGCAATGAGCTTCAGCGGGGCGCATGGCCACATTATACACCACCTGGCAGCGCGGAGATCCAGTCGGCCTGCTCGACCTCCTCCTTTGCCTGGCTCGCAACCACGAGCGTCTTGCGACCGCCAGTGCGCTCGAGCACCATGCGCATCGCGGCGTCGCGCTCCTGCTTCCTGTCGGTGCTGGGGCGGCGCATGCGACCGCGCTCCTGGTCCCAGTAGATGTCCTGTGTCGCCAGGGCGTAGAGCGCCTTGCACAGCGCCATCATCACCGTGTCGTCCGGCAGGACCTTTAACTGGCTGCCATCGGTCACCGCCATGATCCGGTTGAGACAGTCGGAGAACTGGGTCTGGTAGTCGTCGACCTCGACGTCCTTGGGCAGCCCGCCGTCCACGCGGTTGATGATCAGCTGGATCGCCCTGATGTCCTCGCTGAAGATCGCGTCCGTGAACAGCCTGCACACCAGGTACGTCGCCGCGCTGGCCTCGCTACGGGAGTCCGGGCCGATCCTCGGGCGCATGCCCTCGGACATCATGACGACGTCGGAGAGGCGCCTATTCGCCATCCTCGCGATCTGCTCGTCGACCGTGAGTCCGCTTGTCGACGCCAGCGTTAGGGCCTGACTTGAAGACGTTGCCACTTCCGTTCGCCTCCTCCATGCGCAGCTTGAGCGAGTAGGGACGCTTGGCGTTGCCGGAGAACTTCGAGAACCGGTAGACGCGGGTGACCGGCTTGCCATGGAACGTGGTCGCGCCCGTGTATGACGTGCAATAGTACTTGAGGAGCTTGTGCAGAAGTCGGCATGCCGCACCGTCCCTCGCCTCCGGCTGACGGCCGTAGATCCACGCGAAGACCACCGACGCCGTGGTCCGATAGCCACCCTTGGCCTGCCGCTGATAGCGGGTACGCTTGAGGAACTCGCGGACCTTGACGTCCATCTCGTACAGGTCGTCATTCATGTAGTTGGACCAGAGCTCGAGGTCAGTCAGCTCTATGGGGACCTCGAGCGCATCGTCGTCCCTGAGACGGTCTACGATCGGATCCAGGTCGGGATCGCCACGCTGCCTCTCCGTGCTTATGGCCTCCGTCAGCGCTGATAAGTCAAGCATATCCATTGCGGCTCCTCTCTCCGTCATCCATAGGGGGATCTTATCAGAAAACACGTATACGTACCTATATCCATGTTTTTTCTATGGTTTATCATTGACATGTGGTAAGTTGAATGCACTAGGGGACCAAGCAAGGCAGATGTTAGCGAGTGTTACCGATATGCTGGAGCGGCGGAGACACTCCTTACTCTCGCTAACAGTATCTACCCTGGTGCCCCAGCGACGCAAGCCTCGCTATGGGACATAGCCATGCCGATCGGCTGTGCGAGGCCAGAGGCGCAAATGCATGGGTAGGCTATGATGACCTTGTGGTATGCATGGGACGCATAGTGAGCCTAGGTTCCCATGACAGGCCTGCGATCGCCAATACTCCCCCGATTACCTCTATATCCTTGTGACCACGCGAAACTTTGGGGGATGGGGGGATTTTTCGCGGGGGAACTTCCCACATCCCTAATAACCATATCATCCTAAATAGACTATACCCCCCATACATCATAGATAGCGACATTGACATGGCGCGATTGCCGTGCTTGCGATGCATTGGTTGCGTGATGGCTGGTGACGGAGGGGGTGATGACGTGCATGGCGTGACGGTCCGCCCTAGCGGACCCGGCTTGCCTCCGCAGTCACGCCTATCGCGGTTGTGCTGAAAGACCCAAACCCTCTCGACAGGGATGTCCATCACGCTCCATGCTCACAGCGCACAGCGGTAGCTCCTTGGGTCAGCGAAGGGTGAGAGGCAGGCTCTCGCCCACTGACCTGAGGAGGTTACCATGACCGCAACCCAGACCGCCACCAGCAAGTATGCCGTGTGCGTCAACTACAAGAACAACGCCCGTCTGCTGGATGACTCCGCCCACGGCGAGTATGCTCGCTACTTCGAGACCAAGCGTGACGCCTGGACCTACGTCCAGAACGTCGGTCATCATGCGGCCGCCAAGCCCTACATGACCGTTGATGTCACCGTGGTCGAGCTCATGAGCGGTCGCTACGAGCACGTCTATCGCAACATCTGGAATGCTCGTTAGTCACAAGGCGCACTCGTGTCCCATTCGGGATGCGGGTGCGCCTTGGTTTCTCGATGGAGAGACGCAAGGTTCTCTCCCTGAGACCGAGGAGGTCACCATGTCTGCACGCAAGGACAACCGCAACTGCAAGTTCGTCGTCGAGTACACCTACACCGATGGCGAGAGCGTCACTCGGCAGTACCGCTCGAAGGTCTATCCCTACGAGGAGGCCTGGGCGTACACGCTGACCGTCATCCGTCATGCCTATCGTGCGGGCATGAAGCTCGACCTCATCCAGGTGCGCCGCTTCAACAAGCGCGCTGGCCATACCGTCTGGTCGAACCGCAACCTGAGCAGGGCCCAGCGTCGCGACGTCTTCCAGGCTGCGATGGGCTGCTAGACATCTGTGCCCCTGCATCCTTCGGGATGTGGGGGCACCTTGGTTTCCCGATGGGCCAGACAGGCTGGCTCGCATGAACCTAGGAGGTTACCATGATCGTTCCCAAGCACTTTGATTCTGATGCCCTCGGTCGATTGCTTGACAACCGCTACCAGCAGGACAGGTACCTGGGCTACTACTATGACAGGATGGACTTCTGGTACTCCGTCCTCATGGCGGAGACGGACCCGCGCTGGATGGAGGTTGCATTCCACAACCTCACGCTGGTAGCCAAACGTCTGGACCGGCTGTATGACTTGCTCGACTAGCCTAGCTTGGCGCTCTCTCCACACAGGAGGGAGCGCCTTGCTTTTTCGAGGAGCTGGATAGGCCAGCTCACCAAGACCCGAGGAGGTCATCATGCTCGTAACTGATAAGACTTGGTCCCTGTTCGTGGCGACGTGGGATGGTCACCAGGCTTGCAAGGCCATGGTTGCTTGGTATCAACCCGTAGATGATGACCCGGACGAGCCGCCGTATGACGCGCCGTACCTGTGGTGTGCTGCGTTGGATGGGCTGCTCAACCCGACGCCCGAGCCCAGCGACGGCATCCCGTTCTGACCAAGCCTGGCGCTCTCTCCATACAGGAGGGAGCGCCTTTGGTTCTCGAAGGATGCAAAGGGCATCCACTCACAGGAAGGCATCACCATGACCATGGCAGACGCACTCGACATCATTACCAACCCTGACATTCCTTGCGCCGACAAGCTTCGCGCAGCCCTGAGCATCGGGCTTGAGCCTCGCAATTCCTGCGAAGCCTTGCGTCACGCTAGCCTCGAGCTCGAAAGGCTTCGCTTCCTGCGTCTCGCAGACGAGCCTGGCATCTCCTCGACTGAGCGCGATGCTCTTATCGAGCAGGCAGACGTCCTGCTCAGCATCCCGTTCTAGCATAGCTTGGCGCTCCCTCTATCATGGGGGAGCGCCTTGGTTTCCTGAAGGCAGGAAAGGCCTGCCTCGATTGAAAGGATTACGAACATGCCTGATTTCTCTTATGCAAAGCGCAATGCCAAGCGCGTGTTGGCTCTCGTTGATAGTCTCGAACTGGCCGAGATGTCAACTCAACAGCTTACTGAGTTGTATTATCTCGTCAGCTCTATCGACTCCGAGATTGGCACGTGCTTCATGTGGGGCGAGCCGTATGACGAGACTTGCGAGCGCATCGGCTCCATCAAGGTCAAGCTTGGTGAGATGCTGTGGTCCTAGTATGCTCGGCGCTCCCTCTCTCATGGGGGAGCGCCTTGTGTTTATGAATGTAGTCGCACTCAGAGAGAGGAGAACACCATGAGTGCAACAACTGTCAGCTTCCTGACTAACGAGAACGCCCTGACCGTAGTCAGTGCATACTTGAAAGCCATGGACGAGACTCCCTTCGAGGACCAGGTCAAGCTCGTTCATGCGGTGCTCTACAGGTATCGCCCGTGCGATGTCGCCAAGCTGCTGGACATCCCTGTCCAGCGCATCTATGAGTACCGCAGGGATGACTGGGCCAAGCGGCATGCCGCTAGGTATGCCAAGACGAATGTCCTCATCAAGGACTTCATCAAGATTCTCATGCTTGGCAATGCGGACATGTGATCGCATGGCACTCCCGTGTTCTCCGGAATGCGGGAGTGCCTTGGTCTTCTGAAGCATAGGTTTCCAGGCAGAGAGAGGAGAACATCATGCTTGGATTCGCACTTGTCACTGTCATCCTTGGCTGCTGTGTCATGGCTCCGGCGGTGATGTGAGATGCTCGTGATTCTTCTGATGCTTCTCGCGTTCGCAATGATAGCCATCCTTACAGAGAGGAGATAGAGATGGCGCAGGTAACAGGTATCAGTCTCGATGACATTGCTGCAGCAATCGCAGACGAGCTGCAGCTAGACGATGCCGAGCTTCTGTCAGTATCACAGGTCACGGTGTCCGTGACCTACAAGGTCGACAGGCAGGCCGAAGATGACTGGCTTGACAAGTGGTACAACGAGTTCATGGACAGAGAACTCGTTCCATTCTAGTCCGTCTTCCGTCCTTCCGGCGCTCCCGTACAAGCGGGAGCGCCTTGGTTTTCCGAAGTGTTGGTTGGCAGAAGGAAAGGAGATGAGATTCGTTGCCAACGATGTGGGTATCGTACGCCTACATCAGCCTCAACACCTCATGGGATGACGTAGACTTCTACGTGTCCCGTCGTTACAGCAAGCAGCAGTTGAAAGAGTACGTCTTCCGAGTCAAGCAGCGAGCCGAGATGGCAAGAGTCAGACTGCTTGAGTTCACCGTTCATGACGGTGACAGGGAGATATGGCGAGGCATGGTCTAGTCAACCTGTCCGTCTTTCTCCCGTCCTTCCAAGGTATCTCCGCAAAGCGGGAGTCCCTTGGTCTATTGAAGCAGTTGGTTGGCAAAGGGCCGACCGACAGGTAGCCAGAGAGAGGAGAACATCATGGCTATCAGCAATGGCAATCGTCAGTTCATCAACCTCAACGGATTCGTTGGCAGCGGCGAGGTCGGTCGCTACAAGGATGAGGTGACCGGCGTGCTCGTGGGCATCGAGCCGCGCGGTGGCTTCTACCAGGTGACTGACCGCAAGACGGGGCAGCTCATCCAGCGTCCCAACAGCTGGACCGCCCACTTCCAGGACGGCAGCATGTGGTCCTGGCCCACGTATCTGGACGAGGCTGATGGCCAGGTGAAGCCCTGGTCTCGCTTTGACCCGTCCATCAATCTGGCTGAGTGCGTCGCTCAGCAGCGCGTGATTCACGTGTGGAAGGACGACCGGAACTTCTCGCACTTGGAGGTCGTCGAGACCAAGGTCTCGATGAACCCCAACCCGCTGCCGGTCATGACCGCCGTGCCCACTCCGGCACCGGCAGTCCCGACCGTCAACATGCCGGCCGTCGCTCCCTGGGAGCGTCAGCAGTAGAACCATTGTCCGAAAGGGGAGGGTCATCGCAAGATGGCCTTCCCCCATTTTTTCCTGAAGGGAGTCTTCCATGCTTGCAGTGGGAATCGATGTCCTCATCCTTGCCGTAGTCGGGATTGCGCTGGTGCTCGCCACCTATGTGGCTGCCGCGCTCATCCCGCTGACCAGAGAGGGAGGAGTCGCAGCCATCATGGCCACGGCCATCACCGCCATCAGCATGATAGTGGCGTACATAGTGATGGCCCATGTGCTCGACAACGTGCTCGGGTACATGGGTTGGTAGGTAGAAGGAGAGCGCGAGAGGAGGTATATCCATTGGACGACAAGGCCTATCGGAAGAAGGTGAATGACCTGGCGGCAGACATCCAGACGGGGCCACGCCTCGCCGAGGAGCTGCTGACCCTTGCAGGCGGTGACGCCAACCTGGTGCGCGACGCGAGCATGCTGAACCAGGGCATCAACTCGGTCAAGGCGTACATCATCGACCGTCGCTTCAAGAAGAATCACCTGTCCTAGTAGGTTCGAGTAGGTTCGAGTAAGCCACAAGAGAAAGAGAGAGAAAGAGATGGCTACCACGATCACCAACATCAACATCGTCCCGGGTCGCATGACCAGCCGTGCCACGGCGCTGCGTGCCTGCATCAACGAGGTGTGCAGCTATGCCCGCACCGGCGACGTCGACGACCTCGAGGACGCCATCCGTCGCATGCGCGTCAACGTCACCCGCCTCGAGACCGAGGCCCGACTCAACGTGATGGAGGCGTAGCATGGCGAACCTCATGGGATTCAAGAGGGTCTCCAAGATGCCCTCGCCCAAGGGTCACAGCATCTATGATCCTCTGATCAACGAGGTGCGCAAGACTGGCGGCATCTATGTCTGTGACACCGAGGACAAGAAGCGTGCCATCAGCCTAGCCAACACCATCCGCATCGTCCTTCGCAAGCGTGACTATGACGACGTCAAGGTCTCCGTCGTGGACATGACCGTGTGCGTGAGGAAGGTCAAGAAGGCAAAGGAGGACGATGCGAATGACTGAGTTCGACAAGATGATCCGGTTGCTCGACGCGGCATGGCTGCTTCGCGATGAGATCGTGCCGTGCCTCGTCGGGCCTCCGGGCATAGGCAAGACCGCTGCCGTCGAGCAGCATGCCAAGGCGCACGGATGCGGGAAGGTCATCAAGATCGTGGCCTCCCGCTGCGTGCCGAGCGAGACCGTCGGCATGACCATGCCCGACCACAAGCATCGCAGCATGGAGATCTACAACAGCATGCAGCTCAGCTCGCTGGAGGACGGGGACATCCTGTTCCTCGACGAGCTGCTGGAAGCGGACCAGTTCGTCCTGTCCACCCTGCTCACCGTGATCGAGAGCAGGGAGATGGCAGATGGCACGCCACTCCCGGACATCCAGATCATAGCAGCTACCAACGACACGATTCCACCCGAGCAGCTCAAGGGCAACATTCGCCAGCGCTTCATGTTCCAGCGGTTCGGCGTCGACATGGACCAGACCAGGAACTACATCATGGAGAAGACTGGCATGTGGATGAGCCAGCCGATACTCAACAAGCTCTGTGACACTGGCAGCGACTACAACTTCCTGACCCCACGCTCGCTCACCAAGCTATGCCTGTGGATGGATGCGACACCAAGGGACAAGGAGCGCGAGGTCGCAGAAGTCATCGACAACATCTGGAAGTTCTCGGTCGGAACGGAGATCCTGCGTGCCAAGCGAGAGCGAGACGAAAGGGACAACAACCCACAGGAGCAGGTCCGCAAGACCATAGTCAGCATGGTTCCTGAGATGGCCGATAAGCACAATGACTTCAAGGACTGCACCATGTCCGAGATGCTCGAGATGATCCAGTCACTTCCGGAATGGGAGTCCATCAAGGAAACACTTGCGCATCTTGAGATCGAGGAGAATAAGGAGGATGAAGTCGACATCAAATTCTAGTCCGACACATCATGTACAATCCATGACACATAGAAGAGAGGAGAGAGCTTATGCTTCAACGTGTCATGCTTGATGGCATCGAGCTTCCGCGACTCTACATCGCGGAGAACCGCAGCGATGCCGAGCTTGCCAAGGACAAGGGCATCCCGTTCATCCGCTGGTCGAAGGGGCAGGACGAGCTCATCAGGATCCTGCTGCGTCCCGTGCTCGAGCGCATGTTCCCGCACATCAAGTGGACTCAGGTCCTCGGACCCAAGCGTCGCTTCCGTACGCAGGTCGAAGTGTATGACACCATCGACCCAGACGAGCCGGACCTGATCGACGAGATCGGTCGCATCGATGGCTCGCATGCGTTGGATCCAGGCAAGTCCTGGCATCCCGATGGGCTGGCAGAGCCTGTGGAGTATGGCGGAACCATCGTCGATGGCGACGAGATCACCGAGATCTCGGTTGCCACCACTGGCGAGCGCACGTTCTCCGGCGGTGGCCTGATGGTCACGGAGCACAAGCTGGACCTGGCAGACTATGTCGGGGACATGAGCAGCTACGTAAACATCGAGGTGCTGCAGCGCCTGCGACTCATGCCTGCGTTCATCGGTGACATCCTGGACTGCGTCAAGCTCAACGTCGGCTCGGGAATGTACTGGCGCGAGGGCTACAACAAGCGGCTCGGCCTGACCGTGGGACGCTTCGATGCGAGCGGACAGCTGCCGAACCTCGTAATCCTGGATGTCAGCGGCAGCATCCCGCGTGGCATCAGCGCCACGATGATCTCGCTGATCGACACGCTGCGCACGCAGCTGTCGGCAGACCTGATCATCACGTCGACGTGCAGTCGCTTCTATCCCATGGGCAGCGAGCTGCCAGACCCGCAGACCCTGCGCAACCAGTTCGGCTATGGCAACGAGAGCTCCGACTTCTTCGGCATCCTCACCAAGTACGTGCGCGGCCGCCACTACGGTCACGTGTTCAGCTTTGGTGACAACGACACGCCGGACTACCGCCTGTTCAAGGACTACCCGGACGAGTACAGCCTTGAGGGTGCGAAGGTAGAGCATGTCCACCACTACCACACCGGAAGCTGGGTCGACTACAACACCGCGTACAACCATGGCAAGGCTGACGCCAAGACCGGCTATGCCAAGTGGTGCCACATGCTCGCGACCCAGCCGTCGGTGGACCTGGACACAAGCTGGTGCAAGGTCATCAAGGACTAGAGAGGAGATGACGTCCGATGGCAATGTCCATGCTTGACTTCATCACCGCTGCCGCAGAGGCGGAGCGCAAGGGTGGCATCACCCTGGAGGAGTTCACGTACATCCGTCGCCATGGCACGGAGGAGGAGATCGCCGAGGCAGTCGAGCGTATGAACGCTGCCGGTGGCTACGATAACCTTGAGTAGAGAGAGGAGAACCGCATGCTCAAGCTGGAAGAGAACCCCAAAGAGTACGACGGCAGGACCATGGCCGAGCAGTTGATGGAGGATGGCGCAGTCACCATCCGAGAGAAGGTGGCATCGGCCATCGAGCTGGTCAAGACCCTGCCGCTGGATGGCTGCATCACCGGCAGCTGCCTGCTTCCCGGCTTCGACCCCGAGGGCTGGGGCACCGTGCCGGACATCGACGTCTTCGTGTTCGGCGAGGACGAGCTGGTGCGTGCCACCGAGATCGCCCGTCATGCGTTGAAGATGACGCCTGGCTCCGGCACAGAGCGCAGCCGCAGGCAGGAGGAGTGGAAGCTCAACCGCCTGCGCGACGCCGGGCTGAACTACAAGATCGGCATCACCACCTACAAGTTCTACTGCGAGGGGGTGATCCTGAACTTCACGTTCAAGCAGCGCAAGTTCCATGGCCGCTGGGTCCCCATCCTGGACACGCCCGGAGTGCTCCAGTCCTTCGACATGTCCATCGTGATGCAGGGCTATGACATCAAGCACCACGTCCTGTATGACCTGCGTGTCGGCGAGCCGAACGTGGCCATCCCCAATCCGCTGCGTGACCATGACTGCGTGATGTGGACAGTGGCCAAGTGGGTCCGCCAGTTCGACCGTGTGGTCAAGTACTACAACCGTGGCTTCGACACCCGTCCCATGGCGAAGTTCTATCTCGACATGATCGACGAGTGCATCGATGCGGGCTGCCTGTTCGACAGCGAGGAGAGCAAGGAGGCGTTCGACTCGTTCTCCAAGGAGTTCCTGGAGAAGCGTGCCGTCATCGCCGACTGGTACGACGCACACAAGGAGGACTAGATGAAGACCGAGTTCCTCATCCCGTTCGAGATCGATACCTCCGCCATCGAGGCCAAGCTCGAGAGCGAGGGGTACGAGGACGTAGTCCAAAGACTGACTGGCACCCTTCGTGCGCAAGTCGAGTCTAACCTCCCGAAGAGCTATGGCCGGATCGACTGGGACCGAGTGACGTGGCAGTCCATCAGCACGTTCCTCGACGAGCATGCCGAGGAGATTATCGACACGGCCGTGCTGCTGCTCGCACAGAAGGTCGGCAACAAGAAGCGCTGGCGTGACGTGCTGAAGGAAATCAAAGAAGAGAAAGGAGAGGACTAGATGAAGGAGATCTATGTCGCAAGAGACGAGACCATCGTGGACGACCAGTCCGCGGAAGACTACGTCACCTTGCTTAATGGCATCATTGACGAGTGCTACAACCGTGAGGGCTACACCGAGGGCACGCGCAACGAGATTGCCGTGAACCTCACGGTCTCTGCGTATTGCCTCGGACTGGATCCCATCGAGGTGCTGGACAATCTTGTCGAGGCGAAGGTCGTCAATCCTAATGACGATGACGAGGACACCTGGAATCGCGTTCGCACCGTCATGGACTACGCCGACCGATTCTCCTGGGACTGGATGCTGAACCCAGCATACTATCACCAGCGTGGCATGCAGTCCGCCAAGGATGCCGACATGCCCATCCGCTACTACCTGCGCTAGTGCACCAAGGCAGGGCCGTGCCTGGCCAGCATGACCCTGCCTCACATACTGTAAAGGCCATCTTCAAACAGAAGGGAAAACCGCAATGAAGATGTACAAGAAGTCCGACCTCACGCTCAACCACGGCCTGCTCGTCTCGACCAACGGTGACATCATCCTGCCTGACATCAATGTGGTCGACCAGGCCAACCAGCTGGAGACCCTGGCGCAGAAGTCGGCGTACCTTGCGGGCCAGCCCGAGGCCACGCCCATGCCCAGCCTCGACGGGTTCGAGCGTGTGTCCATCCATGACAACAAGGTGAAGTTCAACGCAGTCACCCCGCTCATGGACAAGAAGGCCGATGAGGCCATGGCCATCATGGGCGAGCTGGACGACATCGCCACCGTCGAGAAGGCGAACAAGATGCTTGCCGAGTTCGCCGCCCTGCTGGACTTCGTCGAGCGTGACTTCGTGATCGACTGCGGTCACGAGCTTTATGTCTTCGACACCCCGATGCTCGGCTCGGTCCTGGAGCTGACCAAGGATGACATCGTCAACGTCATCGCCGAGGCCTGCGGCATGGCAGAGGAAGGCATCACCAAGCGTGACCTCATGGTCAATCCGTTCACCGGCGAGACCCATGAGGTCTGCGAGGACGAGGCTTCCGAGGAGTAGGCATGGCCAACCCGAGCAAGAAGAAGGGCACGGTTGCCGAGACCAAGGTATCGAACTACTTCAACGAGCATGGTCTCCGCACCGAGCGCAAGGCGCTTGCCGGGTCGAATGACGAGGGTGACCTCCGGACCTTCCTTCCGGATGGCGAGGAGGTCACCGTCGAGGTCAAGACCGGCCAGCAGACCCAGAACTATCCGAGGTCCAGGCTCGACGACTGGAAGCGGCAGACTCTGCAGGAGGGAAGGAACTCCGGATGCAGGCCGATCCTGGTGATCGTCAGGCACAGGCGTCGCTTCACCGATGCCGAGGTATGGCTGCCCAACTCCAAGTGGGGCGGGCAGAACGGATGGACCATGACCTACATCGACAACTTCGTCGATGCGATGTGGAGCCTGTCAGGAAAGAGAAGGGAGGACTGATGCCACGCGAGACGCTCGACGAGATCCTGCCTGCTGGGCAGTCCCCGTACTTCGGCATGTTCCGTGCGGGCAGGCTGGGCTACACGATCGAGGAGGTCACCTCGCACTGCACGATGCTGGGCATACCGCTCAGGGCGAAGGACATACAGTCATGGCAGGATGGTGCCTTCAAGAACCAGGTGAGCCAGGCCATCTTCGAGCAGCGCCTCGCTGACAGGAGGAGGAAGCCAGGCTCTCGCATCAACCCGACGAGGGATGCGATCGTCGTGCCGGCCAACCTGCCGACGCTCAGGCTTGCGACTAAGCCGAGTTTCGACACGGTGAGACTGGACGACCTTCCGAGGCTGCCCAAGGGATGGCATGGCTGCGAGCGAAGGTTCTTCCCATGCACGCAGGACAACAGGCCCATGATCCAGTGGGGCTGGCGGCCAGGCTTCGAACCCAACCTCATGCTGAGGGTGGATGCCGAGGCCATCAGTCCGGTACGATGGGTCGGGCAGAACATGCTGTACGAGAACTTCATCGTCATGGACATAGACGGCGTCGGCCATGGCACGAGAGACGAGCAGGTCATCAGGTTCGGGACGCAGTTCCGGGAGATGACCATGACACTCGAGGACCCTCGCAAGCCAGGGAGCTTCCACCTCTACTTCATGACTGACAGGCTCGTGCCGGTGAAGCACTTCCCTCATGCCAAGCTGGACCTCATGGGCAACGCCGTGAATGCGGCGGTCTACTTCAAGAACAAGGTGTCCAACGGCATCCCGCCTGCGGAGCTGACCCCGCAGATATGGGATGCGATGCAACGCTATCAGGTCAGCAGGAAAGGACTATAGACATGGCACTCAACCCAGGCGGAACCGGCAACTATAGCTGGAACTACAGCAAGCCCGACAAGGAGGGCTACTCGACCACACTGGTCGGCACGGTGATCGCCATCCAGGAGGTACAGAAGCTGGGCTACACCACCACGGGTCAGCCCGGCGCACCGCAGTTCTGGCCCGATGGCAACCCGATGATGAACATCCGTCTCGCCCTGGTTACCGAGACCGGCGACATCAAGACGTTCACCTTCCAGCCCGCTGGCAAGGCAGCCCGCATGGGGCAGAAGAAGAGCGTCCACATGGACCTCTTCCACCTTACGGGCGACACCGACATGATGAACCTGATGGGCAAGACGCTCTGCATCCAGACCCAGGAAGGTCGCTATGGCCAGGGCAACCCGCGCCCGTGGTTCGTCTCGCTTGTGGATGGCGGTCCGTTCAAGCCCAACGTGCCGGTGCCGCCGGAGTTCAAGCTCCCGCAGGTGCTTGCCAACAATGCCGTCAGTGGCGGCCAGGTGCAGGCTCCGCCGCAGCAGCCGCAGTACCAGCAGTACCAGCAGCAGTATCAGCAGCAGTATCAGCAGCAGCCACAGCAGCGTATGGCACCCGTCTACCAGCAGGTGCAGCAGCCGCAGTACCAGCCTGCTCCGCAGTACCAGCCGCAGCAGCCGCAGCAGCCGCAGCAGCCGCAGCAGTATCCGCAGGGCATGGACCCGCAGATCGCGCAGGCCATGGCAAGCCAGGCCTTCGGTGGTCCGGTGACTGTCGAGCAGGTGCAGCCAGAGAAGCCTGCCGACCCTGTGGGCAACGGCTACGTCTACGACGAGGAGATGCCGTTCTAGCCGTTGGCAATGAGTTGTGATTGTGACCGACCTTCTGTGGCAGCAGCCGACAGAGGGTCGGTCACACTTTTTAGAAGGGAGGACCATGACCCCGACAGAGAAGGCCAGGCGTGCCGAGGCGCTCTACTACGACAACAACAACATCACGCGACGCACGCTCTGCCAAAGGATCGCCAACCTCGAGGCAGACCTTGAGGATGCAAGGGCCGAGAACTCCATGCTGCGCAAGCTGTTCAAGAACATGCGAGACATGTGCGAGCTGGGATTGGAGATGAAGTGATGGAATGGAAGCATGTGTGTGACCTGATGTGGTTGCGAGAGAGACAGAAGTATCTCACTGCCAGCGACGTTAAGAGCCTGGTCCCGTTTACCAAGACGGGCAGGGTCCGCAAGGTGACTGACCTGGATAGGCTGAAGCTACTTGCCAAGAAGCAGGTCGAGCTTACCGAGGAGGACTGCTGGTCCTATGGTGCGGCAGCCCGTGGTCACCTGTTGGAACCCTATGCCATCGATGCGCTGAACGACTGGTTCATCGACCGTGGTGCCACGAGGCAGATGTTCTTCCACTGGGACGACGAGCTGATCTCGCTGCCCAACAGGGAGCTCGCGTTCTCGCCGGACGCACTCGACATCCCACAGCTCCACGAGGATGGTGCCATGCCGACCATGATGGCAGAGGTCAAGTGCTACTCGCCTGACAGGCACATCGCCACGGCATACACCAAGAGGGACGAGATCGAGGAGAGGTGGCAGATAGCCACGGCGATGGCATTGCTTGACACCATCGAGAGGGCATACCTTGTGCTATTCAACCCGAGCATGATGAAGAACAGGTTGTTCGTCATCGAGTACGATCGTCAGTCTCTGAAGAGCGAGATCGCCACGGTGATCAAAGTCGAGCTGGACTGGACGCTGTTCAAGATGAGCAGACCAATCCTGCCATACACTACCGAGCGTGGAGATGAGGGACTGGATGAGTCCGACATCATCGACGAGCTTGAGCGTGCGCGGCGGATGAATCCTGTATAATCATCTTGTAGCCGTAGGGTCCTGGTGACCCATAACCCAGGGTACGAGTGCGCGACTCCCAGGCGCACTTGTGCCTTGGGTTATTTTTTTTTACCGGTGATAGCGTGATATACTTAGGCAGTACTTAGCCAATGCATATCTGATTGGAGAGCTATGGAAGACTACAAGAAGCGAACAGCCGATGAATACCAAGAGCTAGGCACACGCATGGTTAAGCTTCAGAACATGCTCATCAAGAACTCCAAGGGAGAGCTTGATTTCGAGCTTACTTGTCCTGTCGATCTGCTTGAGCGACAACTCAAGGTTATGCGTGAGTATATGGAGATCCTTGAGGAACGTGCCAGCATTGAGGGTATCGTGCTGTCCCTTGACTTTAAGGAAGGTGAGTAGGAATGACGGCAATGAAGAAGGAGGAGCTCGAGCGACTGGAGGCAGAGCACGGACTCGAGCCCGATGGCCTGTCTTATCAGCATCGGTGCTCGCGCATCGCCGCAGTGCTGAAGGGCGAGGAGTGGAAGGAGCCGAAGAAGGCTAAGCCTCGCAAGGCCATGAGCGACCAGCCGGCAACCAGCGACGTCCACGATCACCCGCTCTATGGCAAGACCATCCTCATCACCCCGCTGATGACCCCGGATGCCAAGCGCAACCTGGCATACGACGAGGTGCTCGGACCGGAGCTGGTGGTCCGTGACTTCGAGGCGGGCGAGCATATCTATGGCGCACCCGAGGACGTGACCCAGATGGTAGGCGACTATGAGATCGTGCATCGTGACACCACGAAGAACGTGATCGCAAAGACCACCTTCCCCAAGATCGGCACTGAGATCACGTTCACCATCGGCAAGGATCTGGTCCCCGTGGTGCGTGGCAACTCCGGTGAGCGTGGGTACATCTGGTCGTTCCCGACCAAGCCGATCCAGATCGGTGACACCATCATCCAGCTGTATGGCCTGAAGACCCTAATCCAGCAGGTGTTCCCGAATCTGATCCCGCGCTTCTCCGGCAAGCCGCTGATGTCCTACATCGACGGCGTGACACTGGCGGCAAACATCCCGATGACCCATGCGATCATCCAGGAGGAGCAGCGCAAGGAGCGGATCGATGCCCAGGCAGGAATCGGCTGGTAGCCTCCGCGAGTGGGTCGAGGAGGAGACCAGGCACATCGACGTGGTGGCATCATGGGAGAGCCTCAATGACACCTACGATGCGCTCAGGCTCACCGACCCGCTGTCGGACACGGAGAGGCTGGAGGAGTACAAGTGGATAGTCCAGCAGATGAACTCGTTCCTGACCAAGATCAGGACGAGACTGCTGTCGTGCAAGGACATGGAGACGATGGTCGACATGCTGACGACGAGCTTCACGCCGATGGGCAAGGTGGAGCTAGGGACCCGGAGGGCCCTGGTGTACCAGAAGCTGAGACAGCAGTGGATGGGAACGATGATTCAGAGACTGCGCCTGACGCTGGCGCAGGAAGCGGAGCAAGCGAAGGAGGAACAGGATGGCTGGAGAGACTGGGCAGACGACTGAGAATCAGGTGGAGCAGGTTCCTGCTGACCCTTGGGTTGCGGCATTTGCTGCGCTCGATACGAAGGACGAGGCGCCTGCTGAGGCAGCTGCCGATACCGATGGGACAGATGGAGGAGAGCTACCC